ATCAGGGTAGTTGCCGCCGCCGGTCTGACCGCAGGCGGTGCAGACTTTTTCCACTTCCTGTTGCGCCACTGGTTCAGGATGTTTCGTTTCTGGCTCGTTTTGTAACGCATTTGGGCTGTTTTGTTCCGCTTTCTGGCCGTTCTGTTCCGTTTCTTGCTGGTTCTGATTCACTGAATCGCGGGTTTCAATCCCCTTCACCCATTTCGGATCATTCGGGTCGCTAATCCCTGCAACAAATTCACCACGTGATACAGCAAGCAACTTATTGGCGTCAGGCTGGCTGATATTGGCTGCCTGCATAATTTTGTTTACTTCGTCAGCGGTAACTTTTACCGGCTCTGGTTGTGCGATCGTGTCAGATGCACCAGTATTTTGTTGTGAACCTGAGTACGTGCCGTTTTTACGTGCGAAGTATTCCTCTTTTGTGATTTCCGTAGCTCCCAGGGCCAGTGCTTTTTCCAGACCAGAAAGTTTGTTTGCGCGACCGTATTTTTCGCCGTCCTTATCGGTGAAAAGGAAGTAGAACGGTCCCTCACGCTCTACAGATGGTTCGTCTTCCACTTCGCATTCGGTTTTTTCGTTGTCCGGCATTGCCGTTTCCACTGCATCAGTTTCTGGTACTGGTGACGGGAGAGTACCAGCTGTGCCCTGATTTGTTCCTTCGTCATCTTCAAACACGCCCTTGGTAGTCAGGTATTCAGTGATGTATTTGTTCAGTGCTACGGGATCTTTGTGAATGTCGATCGGACGCTCACGGACAAGGCCAAAAATAGTCTGACGGTCGTAGCGAACGGCATCGGGTTGTTTGCGCATTGATGCGGAAATGCGCTTCCAGTCTTCGCGATCTTTGTCGATAACTTCATTTTTTGCCCAGCGATGGATGCTGCCGTCAATGTTTCCGGTATCAATATCGCTAGGCCAGAGAGCGTAGGCCAGTTCTTCATCCAGCGTTTTCCATGTCTGCTTGTATTCGCGACAAATGGCGGCAGTGACTGGGTTGATTTTTCCTGCTGAGTTTTCAGTGTTCTGTTGATTGACTCTGGCGCTGGCGAGATCAACAACAGACGTGTATTTTCCAGTCTCTTTGCGCTCTGCGTCCTGCCGTTTTTTCCAGTTACGTAATTCAGCCTGAATTTCGGGCCATTTGGCACCCGGATTACATTTGTGTTTAACCCATCCGATAGCGAACAGTTTGCGTTCCGGATACATAGCGTTAATTTCAGGCGTTTTCATCAGTGCTTCAACGATATGCCCGTCAAAGGTAGCAACGTCTTCCTGCAGTAATTCCTGCGCGTCAATCGCCATATCAACGGTGATGTTTTCACATGTACCGAACTTAACCAGGACCGCGTTCTGTACTTCAAGGGACAGCTTGTCAAAATTGACGTTCATCGGATCGGATTCTGGTTCGACCGGAATAAAGGAAGCGGATTCCTCATCCCAGCGGTTTTCCTGCATATATTCAGCATCCCAGGAATCGAGGGCAGGGCGGGGTATACCGGGTTTATCCTCGCAGACAAGAAATTTATAAGCGCAGTCCTGAGCAGCCGGATAATGTTCCAGGAATTGCCAGTGAAATTTTGCGCGGGCGCGACGTTCATCACCGGCTTCAATGGCAGTGGCTACAGCGACGGCACCTTCTTCCTTTATTGCCTGTTCGTCCGGAATGGCGGCGCAAATAAAGACTTTACTCATTTTGTTTTAACCTCATTACAGATTTCAGGGTGAACGAATCCCTGCCATTGCTGGCATTTTTAATCCGTTGGTATGGTGTTAATATGGCTGGAGGGTTATCCAGCCGGTGTTTCGTTATTCAGGTACAGCGATACTTTTTTTAGCGGGAGGCATTCACCAGAAATTTTTTGCTCGTCTCTTGCCTGGAGGCAGGATTCTTTACTTGCATAAATTCCGGTAATCACATTCTGTGATTCACCCGTTATAAGAAAAACCGTCATCATCAGTGCAAATGCTGAAGTCATTGACGTTCTCCGAAAATACCAAGTTCAAGAAGAGCAATTCGGGAAAGTATGGAATTATCATTGAGCAGATAAGGCTCATATTTCCTCATATTAATGGCATCTTCAGTAAACTCCCGGTTACTGAGCAGAACACCAATATCAAAACAACCTTCAGACGTATTAACGTTTGGTAATAACGTTTCCATTATCGCGTCCTCAACAATGAATTTTGTGATGCAGTGCCTGGTGCCTCCAGGTGACGTTAACCAGTTAACAATTAACGCCGGGTTAGTTGATGCTCGTTACGCCCGTAAAATACCGCCTTACTGCTTTAACTGTTCCGCGTGCGCATAGCCGCATTCACCGCATCACAAAATTCACTTTAAAAAGGGCGGCAGAGCAGTCACGGAGTAAAACTGATACCGCCAAATGTCACCAGAAAATTGATAACAGAGGGCGTTGTAGCGGGGTTGTCACTTAAGCGTATGGTCAACCTGACAACCCGGTGCATTTTCTGGAGCAATGGAGGAAACCCCAGCCATACTTACCGCCGCGCCATTTCGCGGAGTGCCACAACCGGAAGCGCACGGTCGAACTAAATTTAACGACACCGTACAGAGAGACCAATTTCGCCGTGCGCTTTCGCGTTATGCCCTGACTTTTCAGGGACATATCCTTTCAGTAAGCTGTCAGTGCCGGATGCTCACCCGTGTCCGGCGCACGCACTCCACCTGACCCGTGGAGAACTCCTTAATTACCAACCCTCAGGAGGGTGAAATGGATAAAAAGCAAATTGAGGCCCTGCAATCTATTATTGAAGAACAAGATGAAGCTATCAGGATTCTTTCATATCGCACTGATATGATACTAAATATGCTTTCTGCATTAACGGCTGCGCTTGGTGGTACAAAAACAAACGTATACCGCGAAGTTGTTATTCAACAGATAGATAAATTTGAAAAAACCATACCAGGTATTAATGCTCATCTTGCAGAACAAGAGAAAGACCATGCTCTTATGGCAATTTCTTCAGTAGCTCTCCCGAAAGTTGAGTAGTTTTAATTGTTGTTTTGAAATAATCACTGCTTTCACATTTGAGTGATTTCATGGCAATCCAAATGCGGGCCTCTGTGCCTGCATTTGGTTCCAGTTGCTGTAGACGTTTTGCGTCTTCCAAAAGTAAGGCGATAATGTGTTTCAGCTTCTCATCATTTGCTTGATTCTTGTTTTCAGGCGAATTCTGTCCGCCGAATAGGCGCTTCTCTTCATACAGACCTATAAAGGCACGACGCACGTTACCGGATATAGTATCGATGGTTTCCTTTTCTACGGTACTCAGGTCAAGAGTCGCCAGTTGAGAGCGAACCACATTCGATGCCATTTCCTGGAATGGTACTGGTAAATCTTTAAATTCCATCGTCAACCTCATCAGTCAGTGTTTCTGGTTAACCAGCGACGCGCGCCAGCTTCAGTTTTAAACGTTTTGCTTCTGGTATACGTCATCGCGGTGAACGTACCGTCCTGGTTGGGGAACACGCCACATACCAGAGATTCGCTGTTGCCAAGATCGATAGTATCCATGCTGACCTCATTTCCCCTTAACGCCGGGGTAGCGGAACAAAAACCTGCTGCATAGTTATTAAAGTTGAACCCTGCCGTCATGTTCTTACGCCTCGGGCTGGCTACTTAACCCCTGACCACTGCCTGGTAACTCGAAGTATTGCCCTGCATTCTGTGGGGCGGGGTGGGTTGGTATGAAAAGAAGGATACCCATAGGTATTTAAAAAGTAAATACCCATGGGTAAATTTTTGCGGTGTCTTAACTGGTGACTAGTTGTTTGGTGAGCTATGATGCGTTTTGTGCTTTCTTTTTACGGATTTCTTCGTAGATCATATTGTAATACTGTTTTTTCTCTTCAAGAGTTTTTAATAATTTATCCGCTTCACTTTCTGGCAGTTCGTCTAAGAGATCTAAAAAAATACGTTGTCGTGGCGTTAGAACCCTTGTTTCATAACTGGAGGCTGTGTTCGTTGATGATGAAACGATACCATCCATCCATCCCCGGGGTAACCCAAAGGACTCTTCGATAATCTCCACCATATCATCAGCGATCCGTTTTTTTCCCTTTTTCCCCTCTGGGTACAACATTCTTGATACATAAGAAGGCTCGCGCCCGATCTTTCTGGCCACGTTAACCGCTTTACCATCGCATTTCTCATCACGAATTTTGATGAGTTGCTGTCGTCTAAATTCATATTTGTCCATAGGTAAATAATAGATGCGATTACCGCAAGGTAAACAACCTGTGGGTATTGACTTTTGTTTACCTGTGGGTATTCTTTGCTGTGTTTACTAAGGAGTAGCTATGGAAGAATTAAGAATATTTCTCAATTCTCTTTCGTCAGATGAACAGCGTATGTTTGCATGCGAGTGTGGTACCAGCATCGGTTATCTAAGAAAGGCATTGAGTAAAGGTCAAGTGTTAGGGGCATCGTTATGTGTCCTTATTGAGCGAGCCAGTAATGGTGAAGTTACACGTCAGCAACTAAGGCCTTTTGATTGGATGAATATTTGGCCCGAGCTGGAAGATACCAAAACGTTAACACAACCACTTTCTAGGAGCTTGATTCATGAAAATCAAGCATGAACACATCCGCATGGCGATGAATGCCTGGGCGCGTCCTGATGGCGAAAAAGTTCCAGCAGCTGGAATAACCCAGGCTTATTTTGAGTTGGGTATGACGTTCCCGGAACTGTATGACGACAGCCATCCGGAAGCCCTGGCTCGCAATACCCAGAAAATTTTCCGCTGGGTAGAGAAAGCCCCCCCTGATGCTGTTGAAAAAATGCAGGCTCTGTTACCGGCGATCGAAAAGGCGATGCCGCCTTTGCTGGTGGCCCGTATGCGCAGCCACAGTTCTGAATATTACCGTGAGATCGTCGAACGGAGGGATCGGCTGGTGAAGGATGTCGATGATTTTGTTGCGTCAGCGGTTGTTTTGTATGACCAGATGAATCGCGGCGGCCCGGCAGGGAATGCTGTGGTGATGCACTAAAAGCACGGTGTTCGGGGGTTTTATGAGCAGCAAGCTTCATGGTCTTGTCTGGGAAGGGTGCGCCTTCACCGGCATGATCTTATCCAGGGTGGCGGTTATGGCCCGTCTTGCAGACTACAGCAATGACGAGGGCGTGTCATGGCCTGCCATTGAAACTATCCGGCGTCAGATCGGTGCAAGAAGTGAATCCACAGTGAAATCGGCTATTGCAGAACTGGCGAAAGAGGGCTGGCTGACGAAGGAAGAGCGTAAGGTCGGTGGGCGTAATGTAAGCAATATCTATCGGCTTAATGTGGAAAAACTCGAAGCAGCTGCGGCGGCGGCGCGTGAGTCATATAAACCGAAAAGAAAAATTAGCCCGGCAAAAAATGACCCGTTAACAGTTGACCCGTCAAATATTGACCCCTCAACGGTTGACCCGTCAAATTTTGATGGATCAACTGTTGATAAAAAACTGCCGATTAGGGGGGCGATGATTGACCCCGATCCGTCAGTATTAAAACCTGATCCGTCAGATAAAAGATCTTCTTGTCCGGACGCTTCGCAACCGGACCCGCAGACGGCTGAACAGGATTTTTTAACCCGACACCCTGACGCGGTTGTGTTCAGTGCGAAAAAACGCCAGTGGGGAAGTCAGGAAGATTTGGTGTGCGCACAGTGGATCTGGGGACGAATCGTGAGTCTTTACGAGCAGGCGGCCAGCTATGATGGCGAGATCACTAGACCGAAAGAACCCAACTGGACAGCATGGGCCAATGACGTTCGCACAATGCGGATGCTGGATGGCAGAACTCACAGACAAATTTGTGAAATGTTTGGGCGTCTCCAGCGGGATTCGTTCTGGGTAAAAAACATCATGAGTCCGGCAAAACTCCGGGAAAAATGGGATGAACTGGTTATCCGCCTGGGGCGTTCGCCTGCGCAGCGTTGCGTGAATCACATTTCTGAACCGGACACTGAAATACCGCCGGGATTCAGGGGGTGACGTGTCATGAAAAACATTGCGGCAGTTGGGGTTCTTGAACGTATTCGCAGACTTGCACCACAGGGGTCGGTTCCACCGTACCGGACGGTGGAGGAGTGGCGGGAATGGCAACTTGCTGAAGGACGAAAACGCAGCGAGGAGATTAACCGCCAGAATCGCCAGTTGCGGGTGGAAAAAATCCTGAATCGTTCGGGCATCCAGCCTCTGCACAGCAAATGCTCGTTTGCAAATTATCAGGTGCAGAACGACGGGCAAAAATACGCGCTGAGCCAGGCCAAATCCATAGCTGACGAACTGATGACCGGGTGCACGAATTTTGTGTTCAGCGGTAAAACCGGCACCGGGAAAAATCACCTTGCAGCGGCGATGGGCAACCGGCTGATGGTGAAGGGGCGCAGCGTGATTATCGTCACCGTGTCTGACGTCATGAGCGTGTTGCATGACAGCTACGACAACGGCAAATCCGGGGAAAAATTTTTACAGGAGCTTTGCGGGGTTGATTTGCTGGTCCTGGATGAAATAGGCGTTCAGCGGGAGACGAAAAACGAGCAGGTGGTATTGCACCAGATAATTGATCGCCGGACAGCATCACTGTGCAGTGTCGGGATGTTAACAAACCTGAATCATGCCGCAATGAGTACGCTTCTTGGTGAGAGGATTATGGACCGCATGACCATGAACGGTGGTCGATGGGTGACGTTTAACTGGGATAGCTGGCGTCCAAATGTCAGCAATATGAGGGTTGTGAAGTAATTTTGTCCGGAGGAAATTTTAATGGAAACCGTATCTGACGCACTGAAAGCACTGAAAAAAGCCTCTTCACATGTGGTGGCAGCTCGCCTTGGAATCAGTCGTGAAGAGGCTGTCAACGAGCTGTGGGAACTCAAAAGAAAAGGCGTCGTTGATAAAACTGGTCACACCTGGTTTCTGGCTGGCGAAGGTGAATCCCGGGTAACCGAAGAGCGGCCAGTAAAATCTGAAGCACAGGATATGCTGACCGGAGAGGTCGAACAAAAAGTTACCGCAGACATGATGATTGAGTTTATCGGTCAGGATGGGGCTAAAACGTGTGAGGAACTGGCGGGTAAGTTCGGCGTCAGTACTCGCAAGGTTGCCTCCACGCTGGCGGTGGTAACCGCAATGGGGCGGCTGGCACGCGTTAATCAGAACGGTAAATTTCGTTACTGCATGCCGGGCGATAATTTACCAGCAGAGTCGAAAGCCGCGCTGGTAACGGAAAGTGATGGTAAGGCCTTTCCTCAGCCAGCAGGTGCTGCGTTACCAGTCCGGGAAGCCGCAACACAGGAAGAAATTAAAACAGAAACTGTGGCGGACATTGTGCAGCCGTTGCCATCGTTTACCGAAACGCAAGCAGATGAGCTGATTTTTCCGTCCCTTCGCAGGGCAAACCTGGCGCTGCGCAGGGCGAAAAGTGATGTTCAGAAGTGGGAGCGAGTCTGCGCCGCGCTGCGGGAGCTGAACAAGCACCGGGATATTGTTCGACAGATTACTGATTCTTCCCGCCGTGTTGTATCGGAAAAGTGATTGCCGGAAGCGCTTATGGCAAAAGTATTTACACCAGAAGAGCGGGAAGAAGTGAAGGCGCGCATTGTGGAATTCGTGCGCCTGAGCGGACGAGAAACTTTTCGACAACTGGCAGATAAAACGGGTGTCAGTAAGACCGCTATTCGTCGTTTATCTGGTGCGCTTGCGGCCAGTGGTGATGTCTGGCTCTCTGGTTGCGGGGTATTTCCATCAGAGCAGGCGTATCGCGTATGGCGTAAGACACCGGAGAAGGCTGCTGACCCGACACTGATTCGAAAGTTACCTGACGGAGAAATACGTCGTTACAACAGACGGCAGAACATAATTTGTCGTGAGTGCCGCCAGAGCGAAGTTATGCAGCGTGTGCTGGCGTTCTATCGGGGAAACTTTCAGGAGGTGATGGAGTGAGGGTCAGAGTTTATATTGCCGGTCCAATGACGGGATATGAAAATTTCAACCGTGAGGCGTTTCACAAGGCGGAAGAGGAACTGAAACGGGAAGGGCATACCGTCTTAAACCCGGCAGTACTTCCGGACGGGCTGACACAGCCGCACTACATGGATATTTGCATGGCAATGATTCGTTGTGTGGATGCGATTTACATGCTGAATGGCTGGCAGCGGTCAGCGGGCGCTAAGGCAGAGCTGGCACTGGCGGAGAAACTGGGGCATGCAGTGATTTATCAGGAGGTGGCTCAATGAGAGAGGTTAACTATGAGGCGCTTCGTGAGGCAGCACAAAACTATCAGTCGACGCTGGCGTGGTATCAGGCTATCCCGGACAGCCCAAATGCTGAACGGGATTGTGATGCGGCTCTTGCTGCGTTTAAGCGTCACATCCGTCATCGGGAAGCGGATATTATCGCTGATTTGCTGGATGGACTGGAAGAAGCAAAATCACAACTCAAAGAGCAGCGTGAGTATTACGAAGGCGTTATCTCTGATGGGAGCAAGCGTATTGCTGAACTGGAAGCGCGGGAAGTTCAATTACCGACTCGCTACGACCTTCGATATGGACACCCGATATGAGCGACATGTCATGATACCTAAAGAAAATGGCAGTTGGCTTTACCTGATTGACCTAGAACACGCATTACGCGTCTCTGGCATTCGCATCAAAGGAGAGGAGCATGGAAATAAAACCAGAGGATGAGTTAAGCAATATCGTTTTATTTCCGGTAAAAGAGGATGACCCTCGTAATCAGGTTAATTTTCTTTATGAGCCATCGGAAAGACCATATTGTCATCACGCCTCTGTCCGGGTTGACGAAAAAGAGCGTCAGGTCCGCTGTAAAATCTGCGGTGCAGTTGTGGAGCCATTTGACTGGATGCTCTCTGTGGCGAAAAGAGAAACCAGACTGGCAGATGATGTAAGGCACTTGCGCCAGGAGGAGCGGGAAAGGCGAAAAAATATAGAAAAGCTAATTCAGATTGAGCGTAACGCGAAAGCGCGGATACGCAGGGCGACAAAATCCAGAACTGAATAATTAAATTTAGCTCTGTTAAAAATTTAATCCTTAACCGGAGGGATTTCTGCACCCTCAGAACATCAGGAGGCCGCCCGAAAGGGCGGTAGTTAAATGCGAAAGTTTAAAATAATTATTGAAACGGAAATAGCCGGTGGAGATTTCGAGGATGAATTCGAAGTGGATGATGATGCGACGCCTGATGAAATACATGACGAAGCAAAAGATATTTTCTTTAACTACTGCAATTACTCATATCACGAAATAAAAGACGAAGAGGAAGAGCAAAATGGCTGATTTTGGTTCAACTAAATACAACGTCAGTTTTGAAGCATGGCATGAACTGTTAATGGACTATGCAGAGTTACGTGGTGGCAGTGCTGCTGATGCTGAAGCATGGCGTGATGATTATGAAGCAGGAAAAACTCCGGTCGAAGCATATTGTGATGAGTGGGGCGATGAATGAGCGAGATTAATTATCAGGAAGGGCATGAAACGGCGGGGCAAGCAAAACCAGTGGCATGGCGATATCGCTACGTAAAAAAAGGCGTTACGGACTTTCAGGGGAAGTAGTGGTCTGGTGACTGGAAATATGTACCGAAAAAAGAGGATTGTAACGACAGGCCGAACTATCAAATTCAGGCCTTATTCACTGCCTCACCAGTCCCCGTTACATCAGAAGAACTGGTTAAAGCTGTGCACTTTTATGAACAACTAAAACGCGAAAATCCACCAACATCCGGCAACTAGATTAATGGATTAACTATGTCGGTTAAACGACCAGCCAACTGAAAAAGCGGAAACCTGATTACAGGTTGCCAGATAAGGCAATGAGCTACCTGGCGCGGAACGGACTGATAAGTATGGGGAATGTTTTACGATGAACCTTTAGACTAAAGAGTTTGTAACGCTATGTAAGTGATTTTTTCTGGTTTAGATATTTATATGTCCGGCCAAATTGAGGTGTGTTTAAATGTAATTGCACATTGATTGTAGGAGGAATAATGAAAAACGCATTGCAGTTTTTGTTTGTTGCGTTCTGGTTGTTCGCATCATGTATGCCCATCATCTTCACAGCAAGGTATATGGAAAAAGTTGATGTTTTGATATTAATATTTGGATATATAAATGCCCTTTTTTTAGGGGTGTTCATGGCGGTCATGTGCATTGAATACTGGCGGTAAATACAGCGAACTCCATTGGTTTAGTTGGATATTTACTGTGCTGGACAAAAACGGTTTGCGGGGAAATCTTAGTTAAGTAGAATGACTGCGGGTGCTTGAGGCTATCTGCCTCGGGCATGGACACCAACGGCAGATAGAGAAAAGCCCCAGTTAACATTACGCGTCCTGCAAGACGCTTAACATTAATCTGAGGCCAATTTCATGCTAGACACATGTAGGTTAGCCTCTTACGTGCCGAAAGGCACGGAGAAGCAGGCTATTGTTAACACCAAGCTGTAATGTCCCCTTTGAACCATTCTAAAATGTCCCCAGACAATTCTCTGGGGGATTTTTCATGATCAAAGAGACTGTTACGATGAGTCATAAGGAACTCCACCGACTTCAGATTATTCAGGAACAAGCTGCGGCACGCATTGGCATTTCTATTCGGCAGGTTAAACGTCTGGTGCAACGGTATAGAAATGAAGGGCCTTCTGCTCTGGTTTCCCACCGACGTGGAAAGCGTCCTAATAATTCCTTTTCTACTGAATTCAGAGCAACAGTAATTTCACTCCTCAAAGGCCGTTACGCTGATTTTGGACCTACGTTTGCGTGCGAAAAATTGCGCGAGATACACGGTTTATCTTTATCCGTTGAAACTCTCAGAAAGTGGATGATAGAAGAGGGGTTATGGCGTGAACGCCGTCGTAAAATTGCCCGTATATATCAACGCCGCATGCGACGACCATCTTACGGTGAACTGATCCAGATTGATGGCTCACCTCATGACTGGTTTGAAAATCGAGGCCCCAGATGTACACTGATCGTTTTCATTGATGATGCCACCAGTGCGTTGATGGCGTTGCGTTTTGTGCCTGCTGAAACAACCCGGGCTTACATGGAAACCCTCCGGGGTTACCTTAATGATCATGGCGTACCGCTCGCTCTCTACTCTGATAGACACAGTATATTCAGGGTAAATAACCCAGAGCGGGAAGGTGAGCTGACCCAGTTCACTCGTGCGATAAAGACACTGGGCATCGAGCCAATCCATGCCAACAGCCCGCAGGCAAAAGGGCGGGTAGAGCGCGCCAATCAGACACTACAGGACAGGCTGGTCAAAGAAATGCGGCTTCAGAATATCAGTGATATTGAAACAGCAAATGCATGGTTGCCGACCTTTATTGAAGCCTATAACAACCGGTTCGCTACGTCGCCTCGTACTACTGATAATGCTCATCTTGATGTGCACCATTCTGAAGAGGAACTGGGTTATATCTTCAGCCTACAGGCGAAGCGCGTTCTGTCTAAAAATCTCACTTTCCAGTACAAAAGCAGTGCGTTTCAGGTACGCAGTGAGGGCCGGGGATATCGACTTAGGCATTCGGTTGTTACTGTATGCGAGAACTTTGACGGTGAAATTAACGTTCTGTATGACGGGAAAGCGCTGGGCTGGGAAAAGTATGTTGATGGCCCGGAGCCTATACCACTGGATGATGAAAAGAGTGTCCATGAACGAGTGGATAATGCCCGTATTGATTTACGCTCAAAATACTATGTTAAACCTAAAGCTGACCATCCCTGGCTTACGCGCCGAACGCAAAGTCATCAGCAAGTTAAGCCCCCGAAGTTACCTAAAAAGAAGCCTGATCCCGATAAAAAAGATTGAAACCAAGATCGATTCGGTTGAGTGCATATCCATTCATAGGGTAGATTCTTAAGTCGCGTTTCTGGTGTTCATTTTCGGGTGGTTTGTTACTTGTTTTACCGGGGATATGCCAGAAACGCGCTGAGTCAGTCTGGGCGGTGCGCGTAATGAGGCGTTATGGTAAATAGCCTATGCTAATGTCCGCTAAGAGCAAGAAGCGGAAGTTGGCAGTTTTGTGGACTGTCCCCACAAAAGTGACTACAGAAATAGTTGCAATTCATAATTGATCATGGGTTGTCAGTTAAACTCGTGGCGATTTAAATAGACTAATTGGGAGTGCGTCCATTACTTATATCTTGTAATGTTAACTATCAGAAATGATACAAAGATAATATGTCTTTAAAGAAAAGGCTGATGGCGAAAAGTGGCCCGATGAGGGCCACAATACGGCTGTCACTTAGACGTAAATATCAATGGTGCCAGCGGTATTTGTATCGTCTTTTTTCTCTTCTTTTTTATCAGGCTGAACTGTCGCGTCTTCATTCTTTTTCTCTGCCTGCTGCCTTAACAACTGCTCCAGTTGAGCCCAGAGGCTTTCAATTTGCTTCTGTACCAATGCAGCCATTTCTTTTTTCTGCTGTGTCGTCATCCCCTCTTCCGATGAGATTTTCCCAAGCTTTTCAGTCAGCACCTGAATTTGTCTTGTGATTTTGGCTATTTCTGATGTTCCTTCCGGGGCGGAGTTGTTTGAAATAACGGTTGAGGTATTTCCCTGAATTGTGACAGACATAGATTTCTCCTTTTAAAAAAGCACTATCGGCATGCACAAAAAAATCTTTAATCGTATTTCTTGTGTCATTAATTGTTTGATGTTCAGATTGTTTTCCTCGCGGGCTGGCGCGCCTCAGAAAGTAAAGCTTGTTGACAGGGGTAAACGTTCGGCAATAATTTTCTGCCGCATGCGGGTGTTGCATAAAACGTGTTACGTTCCTTTATCGACAGGTCAGGTCACCGCTCACCCGCCGACGAGAAAGCAACACTGACATGCTAAAGCAAAAAATAGATGAATAAGTTGAGTTGTGCATATGTAGCCTGACCGTCACAAAGTATATGGTGTCTGTACCAGTAAGATGATGGCCGGACTCTTTAAAAACGAGCTGACCTGCACAATACAGGATGGACTTAGCAATGGCTGCTCCTGGCACAAAGCGGACAGTGATCACCGTTCTTACGACTACTTTCTGACTTCCTTCGTGACTTGCCCTAAGCATGTTGTAGTGCGATACTTGTAATGACATTTGTAATTACAAGAGGTGTAAGACATGGGTAGCATTAACCTGCGTATTGACGATGAACTTAAAGCGCGTTCTTACGCCGCGCTTGAAAAAATGGGTGTAACTCCTTCTGAAGCGCTTCGTCTCATGCTCGAGTATATCGCTGACAATGAACGCTTGCCGTTCAAACAGACACTCCTGAGTGATGAAGATGCTGAACTTGTGGAGATAGTGAAAGAACGGCTTCGTAATCCTAAGCCAGTACGTGTGACGCTGGATGAACTCTGATGGCGTATTTTCTGGATTTTGACGAGCGGGCACTAAAGGAATGGCGAAAGCTGGGCTCGACGGTACGTGAACAGTTGAAAAAGAAGCTGGTTGAAGTACTTGAGTCACCCCGGATTGAAGCAAACAAGCTCCGTGGTATGCCTGATTGTTACAAGATTAAGCTCCGGTCTTCAGGCTATCGCCTTGTATACCAGGTTATAGACGAGAAAGTTGTCGTTTTCGTGATTTCTGTTGGGAAAAGAGAACGCTCGGAAGTATATAGCGAGGCGGTCAAACGCATTCTCTGAACCAAAGCATGACATCTCTGTTTCGCACCGAAGGTGACACTTCTGCTTTGCGTTGACAGGAGAAGCAGGCTATGAAGCAGCAAAAGGCGATGTTAATCGCCCTGATCGTCATCTGTTTAACCGTCATAGTGACG